ATGAAAAAAACTCAACTTGGTTGCTCGTATTCAGAATTATGGGTATCCCCTTCAGATTGGAAAACCACCAAATCAAAAGTATCGCTAAAACAGGAATGGTACGTACAATGTTACTACTATGATCCTGCATTTCACGATAAATATCCAAAGGGTAAGCCTATTCGCCAAAAACTTAATAAGTGGAAAACACTTGAAGATCGACGGGCGGCGGCTGAGATAATGCTCAAAGAATACCCGGTACTACTTGAAAAGGGTTTTAACCCTATCACAAAAAAGTACATGATACCGGCGTTCAATCCGGATGTTACAAAAATCAAGGTACTTGATAAAGATTTGCTATGTACTGAAGCCATTGAAATAGCCTGGAATAACATATTAGAGGCTGTGAGCGATGAAGTTGAAAATCCATTTGAAGATGTAAAGATTGCTAAAAATCGCTTTGTTAAAGGCCTTAATGCGTTACACTTTAATGACATCAAGATAATAGACATTCAGTCCTCACATATTAAACAGGTTATAAAGTGCTGCAGGATTACTGACGGCTATTATAACAAGTTCCTTTCGTATATGACCAAAATATGGACTGAATTATATGAATACGACTGTGTAACCACCGTTCCCTTCAAACTTTATAAGAAAAAAAAGAATACCAGTAAACCAAGGGAAATTTTACAAGATGAAGATTTTACTGGGGTAATGGATCACCTGTATCAATATCACTATTCATTTTACCGTTATGCAATGATATTTCATAATTCGGGTGGAAGGAGCACCGAATTAATGATGGTGCAAAAAAAGCATGTAGATATCAAAAATCAAGAATACACCGTACTGATTAAGAAAGGAGATCAATACGTATGGGAGATTAAAGTAATTACTGTTGATGTCCTGCATCTTTGGATTGAGATATATAACAAATGCCCAACACAGCACAGTTACTTATTCAGTAAAGGCTTAGAGCCGGGTCCGAAGCCGATTGATCCGGCGCAAATATCTCGAAGGTGGCACCGCCATATAAAAACAAATTACAGCGAACTTAGTGGTAAAAAGATAACATCTGATTTTTATGCATTGAAGCATCTATTTTTGAGCAAATTAGATGAGCAAAAATTCGATATAGTAGATGCCCCGGAAAATATAGCACAACTCATGGCCAGTCATAGATCATCACGTATGACCAATACAGTCTACTTGGTAAATAAGAAAAAACAAGAGCGTGAAATAATGAAGCGAATAAGTATTCATAGAGACCCTATAAACGAAGCCATTTAAGCGTACCAATTATTTTTGTTCCCCATTTTGGTATAACTCAAGGTTTTGTTTAGTTATTATCCAATTCTTGCCTGATTTTGCAGCTTTTATTATGCCTTTTTTGCAGTAATCAGAAATGGTTTGGGGATGCTTGCCTAAGACATCAGCTACTTGCTTCACTGAAAAAGTCATCATTTCATTGATAGTGTTATCACTGGTATGCAACAAACGGAGCTCTGCTTTTATCTCTGCTGCAAGATACTCTTTGATTTCTTGCACGTCATCCGGGTGCAGTCTTGGTAATTGATAGATCATTTTTTTGTGAAATTGGTTACTAAAAAATTAATTAAAAATCACACTGATAAAGCGAAAGTTAGTAACTGTTGTATCTAAATTAATTCGCATAACTTAATTTTTAGCTAATTTAAATACTTTGTATAACAATACTACACCTACTTGTAGGTATTTAAAAACCCTTTCCATTGCTGGAAAGGGTTAATGTATAACAAATTGCGGGCACCACCCCGCGAAAAAAATTATTTCAGCAAATATACTATTATTTTAATAAGAAGCCGCCTGCTATTCCGGCTGCTGTATTTATGTGAGGTATGTTCACGACATTATTGTCGTGAGCATACCTTTTTAAGTGAGTAGAATGCCTTAAAATATTGGTGTTTTTTTCTGATAACCTTATTGATGCGGTTATGATATAATTATCGCAAAATCCCATAATTAAAAACCCGGTTACATAATTGTAACCGGGCAAAATTCAGTGTAAGATAAACTACTTAATAAGTAAGCTCCCAGCAACCCCCGCCGCAAGCCATAACCACCATTTTTTATACCAAGGCACCGGTAAAGTAATTTCTACAGCCCTGATATCCGTAACCTTTACGTATGGGTTTGAATTTGTAATATCAGTTGTTAAGGTCTGTTTACCTAAAAACCATTTTCGCTTAGTGCCGGTAATTACCGTGGCTGTGTTTGGAAATGATAAGGTGTCGATTTCGACACCTTTTTGATTTGACCTGTACCCAAAGCTATACCATTGCTTTTTAATCGCGCCTGTGCGCTCAAAAATGCAGGGTACGGTGTCTTTATACGGTATCGGTATCGTATCAACTCGCGTATCTGTGTTATATTTTACCACACTATGCACGTTTGCAAATTCCGATGCCAGCGCGGCCAGTTCAGCATCCTTTTTAGTTAGCAGATCTTTTACCTGCTTATTGTCGAGCTGCAGGGTTTTGATACTGGCTGTAGTTGTACCTAACTTGTTTTTATAATGGGTAACTGTATCGGTAATTGCTGCTAAATTAGCATCGGTATTGCCGGCAATATAACGGCAATGTTGTACCGAAAAAAGCAATGCAATTGCCAAAGCTGCAATAATATACGTTTTATAATCTTTCATATTATTATGAGTTATTTTTATGTAGTTTTGTATTGGGCGTAAGGATAATATCCGAGAAGCCCCCCTTATACATCAAAGCCTGCACTATGCAGGCTTTTTTGTTAGTTTCGTTTTCGCTTACAAAATTTCTTTGCATACGAGAATTTCAGCAAGTTACGCTTCGTTTTCGCTTACCCCCCCGGTTGCACTTAGATAAATCCTTTTTACGCTGGCAGGTGTACCAATTGAATAATCTGGCCTGCGTGCCTCGCTTAACCTGTTTTTAGCAATGCGTGTAACGCTAAACTGGTTTGATTGGTTGCCGCCTGCTACATGGTAGTAAGACGGATCTTCTCCCACATACAGGCCAACATGCCCACCACCATCGCGATTAAACACGAGAACATCCCCAAGTTCCGGAACATCTATTTTTGTCCCAAATTTCAAGAATGATTTTGCCCTTAAGCGGTCATATCCTGTAAAGGGCACTTTCTTACCGGCACGCAATGCCAGCACCACCATTGCCACGGCACACCATGCCACTTCATCGCTTTTGTATATCCCGGCCACGCCCGCTTCTTTTGCAAGCGCCATAATTTCCGGGTTACTTTTAGGCCCTGCAACCTCTGTAGTATTTAGTTTTCCAAGCTTTACACCTTCGGCAACCATTTTTGGCAAACCCTCCACATGGTTTAACCAATCGTATTTTGATGATATTTTCATTCTGCTTTATTATTAATTTCACTTTCAAACAATTCTTTTACGTTACCGCTTTTTTCAAAGTTGTAAATCCGGTTCATAATGTACGGCGGTGGCCATTTTTTGCCGTAAATTATATGCAGGTTTTTCATAGCCTTACTTACAGGCCACAGCATTGTGGTTACCTGAATGATAATCTTAAAACCCTCACTAACCATACCATGCCCGGCAGCCATACGCAGTAATTCCAACAAAATATATACAAGGAAAACCCCCGCAAACATTTTAATATTACCCTTCCAGAAATCAGCCCAACTAAATGTGTTTTGAGAGAGGTGGTACCACACACCCACGATCATATTTAAGACGAGCGCAATAAGCATCGCACCAATAAACACCTGGTTACTTACAAACCACAACTGAAACGCCTCTAACAATGCCACGATAGGACCGAAAGCTGCGATAAGTTTACCCATGTAAGCGATCTTGTCCCAAAAAGTTACTTGTTTTTCTGCCAGCAGGATAACCCACACGTACAGCTTTTGCACAAATAACTTCATGTTACTTTTTAGTAATTTTTTTATACAATGCAGGCACACCCCATAGTAATACAGCTACTACAAAAATATACAAGCCTGCTTTTGGTAACCATGAAAATTTACTTATATCAGTGAACGCTGCAATTATCGCTATTACTCCTGTTGCACAAATAGAGCCTTCAGCACTTCTTTTCTCTTCTGCATTATCTTCTACAGCTTTTTGATGACACTGACCTTGTATCAAGTTAGCAATTAAAGCAGCTACCGCGCCCGAAACACATCCTACTATAATCGATACAACCCATCCTACTGTTTGGTCAAAATCGGTTCCGCCAATGCCTTTAAGTGTGTAGTACATTGTAGGTAATGCCGCGCTTATACCTACTAATACATTTACTAAGTTTGTTCTAAAATTTTTCATATAATTGTTTTTGATTTAATTTATATCTTTAGTTTAAATTCGCTTCAATTCTGCCAAAAGTTGTTGTGGCATCTATAGCAGTATTTGTGTTATTGTAAACCGTAATTGTCGCAATGTCGTCAGCTGTGCTTTCTGCTCTGTATGTTAGACCTGCAGCGGTCCAAGACGGGTAATTCGCAACTACTGTTTGGTATTGAACAATATTTGGCATAGTAACATTAACGCTTGTAGTACCGCCCGATGGTATACTAGGTAAATCTATATTCACCTCCCTATAAGCTTTTCCGTTTACTACCGACACTAACAATTTAAACAATGCCAAGTGTCCGGGAGTATTTAAATGCAGACCATCCGATGCATAAAAATCTAAAGGGTTTGTTTTATCAGCAAATAATCTATATGCATCAACTAAAGGAACCCCTGTATTTTTAGCAACCAAGGCAACAGCAGCATTATAAGCAAGTTGTTTTGTTGTATTAGATATTGTATTGTAAGGTGGCGTTATTAATATAACTCTTATACCTTTAGCTTTTGCCGCAACTACTATTTCCTGAAGTTTTGTCCTAAAATCTGCAATAATTGTCGCATCACCGTTTGTTGTACCATCACCCACATTCATATCGTTGGTTCCATACATTATAACAAGGGTATTCATTTCCTTATTTAACATAGATTGATACCTTTGATACCCTCCTGTAATTCCTAATGAAGTAACTGTTTGCCTTAGTTGACTGCTTGGTACACCAAGATTATATTCAATACCTCCTAAAGCCGCAGACGCTAAAACTGAAAACCTGTCCGCTCCCGTTGCAGCAGATATACCTGCCGTATTAGAATCTCCAAAATACACAAATAGTGAGCCCTGCGTTTGTATCCTGCCAAGCCTTTCATATAATTTATAAAGCGCTTTATTCATAGAGGCCGCCTGTGCATTGGTTAACCCAGACCCTGCAATCAAATACGATATACCGGCATTACGCATCCAAAGGTCGTTACCATTTCGGCGTGATTTAAACACCGTAACTTCAGTATTAAGCGTTACAGCAGTAGCAGCAATAGCCCTGTCATTTGTTTGATTTTCTCCATTTAAATAAGCACTAAAATAAGTACTTGATAGAGCATTTGCTAATTGTTGTCTTTTACCACTAAAACTTAAGGTTTGAGACCTTGTACCAATTATCATTGCTCCATTAGCAGTTCCTGCTAAAGTAGAGTCACCTGAAACTGGTGCATCTGAAAACAGGTGGCTTGAATTTGTAGAGCTTACTAAATCATAATTAGACACAAAATACCCAAAGAACAAATTATCGCTTGACAATCCGTTAGCTGAAGGATTAAAACCTGTATTAAAAAAATACCTGGTAGTTTGGTTTTCCAAAACAAACAACCCCTTTGATATATTGTAATTTGCGTCAGTTAACCCAGTATTAACCATAGATATAGCACCGCCTGCATCAACTACAAATTTTACAAGAGCCCCAGCAAGATTATACCCTAAAAGAGGTGCCCAAAATTTAATTTTACTAAACCCACCATCCCGTTTAGTCGTAGTTACAAAATCATCCAAAGCCAATGTTGTCTGATAATCTAAAATATTACCAACATCAGCCATCCTATCCGTATACATTTTGGTTTCGGGCTGAAAAGCAACAATCCTACCATTTACATAATTAACAATTGCTGTTGTGCTGGGCGCAACGGTTGTAGACGAGTTTACGTTGTTTTGTACTTTACCATCCGCATAAGCATTAGATGTTGTATTTGCAGCGTTATCCCCGCTGTTTGTGCCAGATGTATTATTTAGCTTTGTTTTTTCTGCGGGGTTTATTAAACCCGCGTTCGTTGTGTCTGCAAGTGGTATTATAGCAGGGTCACCAGTACTACTGCCAATAACTACATTTTCAGGACGAGGAAAGACGTACAAATCTGTTTCGCCTGAAGGCACATTCAAATCTACAACACCATTATTATCTGATATCTGGTCGTTTTGTCCGTTAACCCGAAATATCAGGGGAACATACTTAGTGTTAATTGTTACAGTAGGCTTTGTTAAGCTAATTTCAAACTCATCATGAAATACAAATTTTGCAAAATTACCATCAGGCCCTTTATAAACAGTTCCAGACTCGTTTTCATGTACAATATCATTAGTCGTGGTATTATCTGAGTTAGTCACTTCCTGCAAATTAGGCACACCGCCTGGAGGTACATCGCTCAATAACTGAAAATCAGCATCGGTACTCTGTAGATTACCCACACCATAAGCCCCCGGCGCGCCCACCCATAAATATGATTGTTCAATATAATCAACAGTACCTTTAAACAAAGTGTAACCTTCATCCTGTGGCTGTATTGTAATTGAAGGATCCTGCTCGTTTAACCATTCTGAAATTGTTTGGCCGTCAAGATTAGGGTAATTTATTGTTTGAGTTGTAGGGTCATCAGGGTCTACATCTTCAGCTGTTACAGGTGTTACATAGGTAAGTTGCAGGTCTAAACCGGATAAAACAACATTGCCACCGGTACCATACGTGCCTTTACCTTTATTAAATACCTTATATTTATAAACTGTAGCAAGGTTAAACCCTGAAGATGGTACACTTAGAAATATCCATAGGCTTTGTATTTCGCTAACCACAAATGATACGTCGTTATTAACAAGTGTCGCTAATTGCTGGGCCGTAAGGTTTGTATAAGAGAAGTACCTTTTAGCAATGTCGATGTTATCCTGGTTGATGATAGGCGCGTTTTCGCCTCCAAGTGAATTTCGGGAATATGTAACACCAAGGATTGCTGATTGCAAAGAAGCTACGTTGCTGTAAACAACACCGTCTAAATTTACCTGGCTAAATACCGTTAGCGGTAAAAGCACATCGGCGTTTTCATAGCAGTTAAATATCTGTATCCTAATACCTCTTACAGCAGTAATGTAGTTTTTTAGGTACTCAATACCGTTTAAAGAGAACCTCTTATCATCAACTGTATTTATAAAGATCATATTATCCTAATTTAGTGAAACGCATGCCGGCTGAACGCGGTGCAGAAGTTTTACAATTATTAAAAAGTGGATGGTTTGTCCTGGTTAAATAATTCTTTACATTATCCCAGATTTGTAGGGCTGATTCCCTGTTAATCTGGTAGATTGTTTTTTTACCTGCCATATCTATAGGCTCACTATTATCTTTCCGTATTTGGACGGCTCCGGATGGAGTATCTACATAACTTGAAAACATAATGTGCCGGGCATAGGCAAAGTATGAGATAACCATTTTTAAGCCGTGGTTATGATACGTTTCGCCATTGTATTCATAGGCACCTCCAATAAGTAAATCTTGGAAATTCTCGGGGTTTGCCATAAGTTTATTATAGAGGCGTTCCCCTATCAGTGGCTGCAAGTCTATAAGCTGAGCATCCAGTATTTGTTCTTTCAGTTTATCGTCAAAAGCAGATTTGGATATTTGTCTGTATTTTGCAATATCATCACGGGTTATCAATGTTTGTATCATCAATCAGCTTTATAGGTTGTACTTTTAAATCTTTGTTATTAACAGACAGGGACAAAAGGGAGTTGAGGACGTATGTAAGTTTATTACGTTCCTTACTTGTATTTTCCCAATACGTGCGCTTCATTTCACGGATAGATTCCCCTGAGTTACCAAACATTTGTGAATCGCTTGTTTTAATAAGGCCGGCCGGTAAGTTATTAAAGGCAATAAGGATGTTTTCACGTACGCTGGTTTCTGTATGAGCAAATATTTTATCATCAATATTGCTTTCAACTTTTTGGAATAAAATAGATTCTTCTAATTTATCCCCTCCAAATTCCATTTCCACACAAAGTACACCGCCGCCATTCTCTGCACCCAGCGAGCTTACAATTGCATTTTGAAATTGCTTTCGCTCATCATCTGCATCTATCCATTCAGGATTTATCTTTCGCTCATTTGCATCTAAATAGCGCGGAATATCTTTTGAAATAAGTGGCTTTGTTACTACGAGCATATTACCAAAAAAGCCACGCCTCAACATCCTATTTTTAAATACAGCGGTTTGGGCTTCACTATCACAATCCTCTGCAACAGAATCAACACGGGATAATGGATAGTGTAGTTTAGTATCCATATTCACAAACCAAATTTGCCCCTTGTATTTTTCCCATCCCCCGGCCTTTTCTACCTGGGCCTGTATAACCTTTGGGTTAGGGTTAAAAACATCAATCAGTTTTATATCTGACTTCTTTGGCTTGCTCCAATCTTCATATACAGCTATTTTTCCCGAATAAGCATTACTGTCAGATTTACCTTTTCGGCACCATTCATTAGGCATTACCCTTACATCTACAATTTCGTAAAGTGCATTGTAATTGATGTGGATAAATACGCCCCGTTGCTTTACGAGATCTTCTGCAACGTCATCTGCAAAATCAATAAGGGAAATAGTGTGCTGTTTATTTACTATCAAATTGTCATTGTCGGTTCCATAGCCTTTACCAATAAGATACTGGACCATAATATTAGCCGCTGATTTTGCCGTAACGCTATTATTAATAAGCCTATCCATTCTTTCTGGATAGGCATTATCAATATCGTTACCGTAAACATCTATAGACTTATTCCAAGGGGTTAACCTCTTTGCTATTTCTCCCAGTACTGTACGCATGGTATTACACTTTATTTTCTAAACCAAAAGCTTCAATTTCGCCGGTGCCGTTGAATTTTTCAGCATCGACAATTACAGAATCGCCAACTTTGTGCCCCTGTTCAGTAAGTTCAGGATGCGTTACAAAATCATCATCTTCAAGCGTAATTACGACCTTAGATAAATCTTCAACATCTGCCGGGGTTTGAGGCTCAACAAAAGCATCTAAGGCGGCTTTGGCCTCATCTACTGCAGCAGTTGCAGCTTCACGCGTTTTTGCCCTGGCTTTATCTGAAAGGTTTGCAAGCTTATCTTCAGCAGCCTTTAAATTAGCCTCAAGCGTTGCTTTACTGTTCAAGTCCGGCTGTTCTAAAAAGAACCTATGGCCACCTGGCTGCGAAAGAAGAATATCAGCATATTCTTTAGTAATGTTCTCATCATTTACGAGAATCTGTGAACCAAATTCAAGAGGTATGTTTTGATATTTGGCAAGTAATTTATAGCCTGATGTATTATTTGTAGTTTTCATGTGATTTTTGTATCTATTTAAATAATCAGTTAAACATTTTGGGCACCCTGCATTTACAGTGCCGCCAAAAATAGAAATATACTCCTTAAGAAATAACTCTAAATATCTAACACCATCAGTAGTTTTACCTGATCTGATGGTGTCTATATCCATGGATGCGAAATCCATTATTCTGAAGCAAATTTGTTATCAAAGGCGGTTTTCGATGCAGCATAAGTGCCGGATGCCACACCACCATCAAGAAACGTTTTAGCAACAGTGTTTTCTTCATAACCATCAGAAGATGATAATTCAAACACTATCATATTGTCGTTCTCTTTTGAGTTGTTTGTCATCGACATTAGCTCTAATCCGGAACCGTACCCCAATACTTCAAAAGCATCTTTATTACCAATGCCTTTAAATATTTGCTCAACTACAACAACATATTTAGAACCCTGGGCCATGTTGTTCGCTTGTGTTTTATTAGCCAGCGTTGGGCTAAATATCACACCGCTAAATGTGTGTTTCCATTTGTCAGGTGCATTCTCTTTTTTTACAAGCTCATAAGCTTTGCCGTTGCTTTGCTTAACACCGGTAAACTTGAAACCCGTAGCACCTGCCTTAAGTGTGATATTGCTTACCACCTTATTGTTTGTCGGGTCTAACGTGGTTAACGTGCGGTCTATGTCATCCCTGTTTATAAGGATGACGTTTTGCTCAATACCACCAGCCCCCTGATTTTCGCAATCGAATAATATATCAGCCGTTAAGGCTCCTGTACAATCTATTGGCATAATGTTTAAATTAATGGGTTAAAACAAGTAACGGCTTAGTAAGCCGCTACTGTCATGTATTTTTCAAGGTGTTTAGCATCCAGCGTATAAACTCCGTCGATTATATTTGTCTTAAGAGTTTTATCGTAGAACACATCAAGCTTCTGCAAATCCTCTTCACTTAGAGTACCTACAGGAATGTTACTTTTTGTGGTAAACACGGCGCGGTGTGGCAAATTGTATTTAGTACCGTTGTTTTGATATCCCTGGATGTACATATCCCAGTCGTAACGCGTTTTAACTTCTTTACCCTCAAAGGTTAGTTTAGTACGGCCACCCTCAACAACTTCAAGGAAACCGGCACCAAGATTTTTATTTCTCAATGTAGCCCTGTAGTTATCAGCAATTGACCTGGTAACAAGGAAAAAAGCATTAGGATCCTGTAACAGCCTGCTATCAGCAGCGGCATACATACTGCCTAATATGGTTAGTGCAGCATCAGCAGCCAAAGCCTGGTTAACATAGCTGTTACCTGTGTTTGCGGATATTGCTACATAATTGGGTGCAGTAGTTGGTACTTCCGTAAAAATTTGTTTAAACAAACCGTTAAATGTATTCCAGTACCCTAAATCGGTACCCACTTTAAACGATCCACCGTTTGCAGTTGTTGCAGCTGTCAAATCATTAAACCATATTTTACGATGTATGTTTTCTTTCATACCGTCTTCTACAGCGGCAATGACAACACCAAATTCAGGAGAACCCACGACATCGTAAAAATCAGGGTTCATTTTTTTAGCAGATTTAAACAGCTTCAAAAGTTTTGGCATATCCCCCTGGCAATGCTTTAACCTGAAATCTTCAACAGCAGGATCCCAGAACTTCTCTGTGAAAGTTAGACCTGCAGCTTCGTTAGGCGCGCATCCTGCTGATGCTTTACCAAGCAGGCCGATCCTGCCTGCAAACGCAATTTGCGTTTTCATATCCACGCCTGTTTCAACATCGTGATATTCAGAAAGGTCACTTTGATTAAATACCCTTTCAAATATCACTTTGCTTACTGTATCGGCTTCACGTGCGTTAAGCGTTAATGCATCTGCATTTACAATTGAGCTCATAATTATTGTTTTTTACTCTCCAGATAAGCTTTCATGCCAGCGGTTCTGTCAGCTCCTGTGATTATTTTTTTAGAATCCTTTTTGGTACTCAAATCGAATTTAGAAGTAACCTGTGCTTTAAGCTGTGTTACGTCTTTTTCGATGTCCTGCAATTGAGCCTGGGCCGCTGTAGTCTCAGTTTTTAATTGCTCGTTTTCTTCTTTAAGGGAATCCCTTTCAGCAATAAGCTCCGCAATTTGTTCAGGTGTCAATGTTTCTTCATCAGGAGAAACAATTTCTTTAAGCTCCCCGGCATCGAATTTATAAACGGTACCGTCCGGCATCGTATAATCCCCATCAGCAGGCTTATTGTCAAACGTTGCTTTGGCACCCACTTCAATTGCAGCATCTTTTTCAAGGTCTGTAAAATTGAGTTCGGCACCGGTGGCATCCTGTACCACTTTGTTTAAGATATCAGGCTTTTTAATCTTACCTAATACCTTGTCAAATAAGCCTGAAATAAAGGACTTATCTTTGTCGGTTAGACTCTCCATAGTATTTGTATTAATGTTTGTAAGTACGGCTTTAGCTACGGCCAGAATAGGCTCTGTAGTTGTGAAACCCAAAGTGTAAAGCTGCTCCATTGTCAGCCAGGTTTCATTTTTAAGAAGTGGTAATAAGGCAGACTCATCAAGTGATAGCACTTTCATATAAAAGCCTGTCATTTTCTTTTCAACAACCCTTAAACGGTCGGTAAATTCTGCTAATGTATCAGAATTGCCAGTAGTGCCGCCCCATGGTAAGTGAATCATGAACGGGGTATTAACACGAACCTGCCTAACAGATCCTGCCATGAAGATTATTGTAGCAATTGAAGCAACAATACCGCTGCCAATTGTAGTTATGTGAATACCTGAAGCCTGTAATGACACTAAATAATCATAGATATCGAAACCAACATCTACAAGACCCCCATCGCTATTTATGTGTACATTAAAATGGGTGGCTTCAGGCTGTTTTTTTACCTGCGATACAATATCTATAAGTTCAACGCCTGCAACGCCGTCAAACGTACCTATTTGCCCTGATATGTATATATTTCCAATCATGCCGTAAAATTAGGCATGGCAAAAAGATGTTTTAAGACATGAGTATGTCGCAAAAAAAAGCCAGTAACTTAATACCGGCTTATGATTCCATATATGCAACTATCCGCTGCACCTGTCTCCTGCTTACATCATAATTTGCAGCTATCATGTTTATAGCTTCAGATGTTTTGCTTTTCTTTATCTCTTGCAGGTAAGCTTCATAGTACACTTTCCAATCCAGTAAATGAAGTGGAATAAAGCCAACCTGTATTAAAGATAAAAATTCGTCGTTTAAAGATGTAATTTTTTCATACCTGGTCATTTACCATTTTGAGTTAGGGCAAATCTCTGTAGAGCGTATCTTTGCGCTTAACGGACAACCGCAAGCATCACAATACGCCCCCTGCACCTCTTGTAAGGTGTCTTTTATAAATGCAATTATCTTACCTTGTTTGGCATGAGGGCAAACAGCGCAAATTGCGGCCCTCTCTTTTGCCACACTTTCAACTACATCACTTTTAGAAATGTAATTTTTCCATCCGGTAAGTATTGCTTTAACGTTCATTAGTTATTTTGCGTACATCTTACAGTACGTCTTGCTTCAGTCACAAAATCAGTCCCTGTACTTGAGTTACCAGACGATTCTATAGTTCTATTAAAATAAGTTTGTTTTCCATCATCTTCACAATTTTCACTATAAACTATTGGCGTGCCAGTTGGTTGCCAATTTGCAGCAGGATAAGGCTGTCCCCTACCAACAGTAAATTGATTAATCTCCGCATATTGGATACAGTTGCACGTTACGACCGCCGGGGCATCATCATTCCCAGAACATGCAATAATTAATAACAAGGCTGCAAAAGCTAATTTTCTCATATCTGTAATTTTAGCAAATATAATAAATTACACAATGGTTACTTCAACTGTGTTGCTATGTTCATCATATATCCTGAAGAAATAATTGCCCGGATCTAAATCCCTTGTAACATACGGATTGAAATTACCTAACATGCCATAGGCTGTAAAGTTTACACCATCAGTTGATATAAGCAAATGACCTGCGAGCTGTACATTTCTGGTAAAATAGATACTGGCACGACGGCCATTAACCACTATGGTATTAATTACAAACCACGGAATTTCTACAGGTGGCAATACAGAAGCATATTGCACTTTTACAAGTTCGCATTTTGTTAGCTGGCCCGGTATATATTCAATAATCTTATTTACCAAATAATAATTGGATAGCTGCTCTATATAGTATAATTTTTTAAAATCGAACCCCGCTATATCAGTATCTTTAAACCAAAGCTTTGCAGTAACAATTACTGCCTTTTGTAATATGTTTTGCAGGGGTTGGTAATAATCATTCACAATATCCTGAAAAGGTAATCCGTAGAAAGTTTCACGATAATAATTATTTACAGTATTTTCTATCTCAAATTTTTTACTATATATTTTTGCATTACCGTATGCGTTACGGCTTCGCATAAAATAATATCTTTTGTCCAAAGATTTATATGTTACAACTGGCTCATCTGGAGATGGGTTCTCATTATATTCTTTCTCCCATACAGGATACACATTAGTACTTTCGTTTAAATATATCCTCCCCTCTTTATCAGGGCTATATATTTTTGACTTTATAGAATCTTTTGAATCCTGCAAGTTTACATTATCAACGGTTATAACTCCATCATTGTAACTTCCCTCCTTATCATTGTAATTATAACGCAGCCAATTACGCTGGGCATAAGAACCACTAATATAATTTTCGGTAAGTTTATCTGAAAATTTACTACTCCAGTTAACTATCTCCGGAGTTTGCAGCTGCTCATGAAGTGTTAGAAATTCTATATCATTACCTACTTTTTTTGTGAACATGGTTAAAGCAAACCTGTGTACTATTTCAGAAATAAAATCTTTAATTAGAAAGTCAGAAAGGGCTATACTAAAATCTACAAACAAAGGATCTATACGTACCAATGTAACCTCAAAGCCTTGAGGGATTGGCGCCAGCTGATACGACCCGCTAAAAGCAGAACCGGTAACAGCTATGTTTATAGCTTCCAGACCATTTAACTGAAACGGTGCCGATCTTAATGTAGTTTCTACACCGTAAGGTATTACATCTGCTTCAGCACCAAATATGGTAGCACCATTCTGTAATAACTGGTGTGTTGTAAATGAAGCTAACGGGTTACGGCCCCCGGCATTTTTGCCAATGGCAATTGCAGCATCTCTTTGTTGACCAAAATTATTAAAACCAAACAATGTGCATTTTATTTCAAGCTGATAGGTTGCATTTTCACGCATTGTCATATTAATACCATCTACCTGGTACAGCTCATCGACCAATACAGAATTATAGTGAGCATGGTAAAAGTATCTACCGGTATCGCGCTGCAGGTATTGATCTACAAAACTATAATCATTGCTATGTAAAAGCACATGGTTATCTACACCATCCCCGGTTGCAGGCAAACCTTTTGGATATGTCATCCATAAGTTTTTAAATGCTTCAGTATCAAAAATGGCACCTGTTGGCTGAACACCGAAATTGTATTCTTCAAATATCTTTCGCCACAGCCATGCTACGTTTACAGATGGGACCAGGTAATCAATATTAATTTCCGGCACTGTTATTTCGCTATCTATATTGGTTCGGCCAGTATCCCCGTTATAGTCTGCCAGTATGTAACGGTATGGTAATTCAGGATTTGCCCATGTGTTAACTACAGTCGCAACGGTTTTAGGATGTAGAAGATCTGTTAAGGTAAGCTGCGATAAGTTTTTATTTTCGATGTTTTTAAAGAAATCATAACCACCATCATATACTGCGATGTTAAAACTTTTTTCTCCATCCGTAATACGCGCCCATCCTTTATATACAAAGCATTCGCCGGTATCAGCACTGTAAAGACTGCATTCGTTTTTTTGATAGGGTATATTAGACGTGTTGCCGGGGACTGTTAGATATCCTAACGCCCGGATATTTTTAGATGTTTTAGGTACTGAAAATTGATCTGTATAATTTGCACTTCGAGATGCTAAATCGTTCAAGTCATTTATCTGTTTGTTTTGCGAAATTACAGTGTTAACATCAGTGTCCAATTTCTGATCATTTATGTATAGAAAGATGCTCATGTTTTCTTAAATTAATGTTGAATCGTTCATAACCCTTGCAGCTGTGTTACCCTCGCTAATAATTTGCTTAATACCGATAACAGGAGCAGGTAATGAAATAGCATTGGCTGCTGCTGTAGCTGCTCCTATTTCATAGGCCAGCTCTTTAATGTTAATGCCTTGCTGTATATTTCTTGACACCATACCGCCGCTTTCCAGATAATTGGTTACAGGAGTAGAACCACCTGCAGGGAACGCATTATTAAATGCCATGAAATGACGGGCTGCGTTTCGATTCATTACACCGATAAGCTCCCCGCGTTCAGCTTCAAATCTGGTACCATCTGCACCCTCGAACATTGTACCACCGTCGCTATGCCTGTTACCTCCAATACTGAACAAAGCACCTTTTTCTGCTTTAGGGGTTTTAGTGCTTTGAATAGACCGTACCGCTGATAATGCAGATTTTAGTACTACAGCCGTGCTTACTATTTTTTGTGCAGTTGCAAATGGTTCCGGCAAAATACTCTCGGATGCCCAAACCTGTGATACTCCTGTATAGGCATTTATTGTAGCTTCAGCAATGGCAGCAGCTTTGCCGGCGGCTGTTCTCTTACCAAGGATTTCAGCAACCTTACCAAAAGTATCTCCATATTGCGCAACAACTGCGTTTTCTTTAGCCTGGTTAATATCCTTTAAATTATCGGCATGCTCTTTTTCACGCGCTGTTTTCAGGTTGTCGTATTGTTCACGGGTAATATCCTGCTGTTTCAGTTGTTCGTTAAGGGTTGCTAATTCTGCATCGAAGCGGGTTTGCTCATTTATAATTTGCTGGTCATACTCTGTTTTAGCGTTAAGCAATTTTAGTTGCTTATCCGCCTCCAACTGCGTTACCTTTTTAGCTTTAGTTTGAGCCTCTAAAGCATCACTGTTGGTTTTAATCTGCTCGTTAAATTCGCGGTCTATTTGCGCTTTTGCTGTCAGGTATTGTAAATCTGCTTCAGATAAAGCTTGATTATTTTTTTGCTTTTCTGCAATTTTGGTGTCATTGGTTTTTTTCTCTAACTCCAATTGCTTAAGCTGCATTGTGCGTATATTATCAAGCCTTTTAGCTTCTTCACTAATCAGGGAATCTGTAAGTAATTCGCCTTGCTTTATTTTAGATTGGTTTTGCTGAATATATAAATCCATTTCGGCCTGACCATACCTAATAACAATGTCAAGAGAAGCATCTGCATACTCTTTTTTTGCTTCATTTTCGGCAGCTTGTAAAGCAAGCGCATCTTTGTTTGCTTTAAATTCTGCCTTTGCAATTTCAATTTTTTTATCTCTTACCTGGGCCGCAACTTCCATTTCACTAAGCATGGATTTTTCTTTAGCATCGGCATTGGCTTTAAAAATAACCAGTTCAGCTTTTAATTTATTGGTGTAGTCATCTAAGGCTTTTTTACGGGCGGTTTCCGCTGCTGCATTGGCTTCTTTACGGGCGGCGGCAATAACTCTTATTTGCTCTTTTTGGGCATCAAGTCCCATATCTTGTGCAGCATCCAGTTCAACTTCAAGGTCAATCATTTCCTGCCTGTCTTCATTGGTAACAGCGCGCAAGGATTGTTCTATTTTTAAGCGTGCAATTTTCTTTTCAATTATTGCGGCTTCCTTATCCCCCATTTCCTGATTAACCCGTATAATTTCATTAGAAGCAGCAACCCTATCTTTTAGAGATCTTGATGTGTCTTTTGATATTAAAAGCTGCTCATCAATTAAATCATTAGCCCCTACCTGTGCTTTGTTTAAAGCAATCTGGCTTCTTTCAATATCTTTTGTAAGCCTGTCAATTTCTTTACCTTTATTGGCGGCATCTTCTAAAAATTTCCCAGTTGCTTTAGCTCCTTTAATAACTTTATCTGTAAAGCCGTCAACACCTAAACCAACTTTTGCAACCGCATCAGTTGCTACCTGACCAGCTTTTGAAAATTCACCTGAAAATAATAAGCCAATAGCCTTGCCTATTTTTGGGAATAATTCCAGCATACCCATAAACCTGTTAACAATATTATCTTTGATTAAGTTACCGAAATCAATTAAAGCCTTTTTGGGGTCTGTAAAGATTCCTGACAGCTTTTTACCTACGTTCTGGAATACACCAAGCAAAGAAGAAAATATTGCCTGTAATGGTCTGGTTACGGATGTTATCGCATCAATACCCTCTTGTGTGGTAGCAAGAAATGCTATCAAAGATCCCAACACAACTACAATCGCGCCTATACCTGTAGATATAAGTGCAATCTTTAGTAACTTTAAAGATGTTGAAGATGCATTTGTTACCACTATCCCTGCAGCCGTTGCAGCAGCTTGTGCTTCTGTTGCTTCTGTATTAGCCACGGTGGCAGCCGTTGCAGCAGCTTGCAATTCTGTTTCAGCAACAAGCCCCTGATTATACCTAAAACCTATAGCGGTTGCAACTTCTTGAGCAGCAGAAGCGGCTTCTGTTTTTTCGGTTACAATCTGTTGTAGTATAGCATAATTTTCTTGTGCAGCCTTTACAGCCTCAACAGATTCTTTATATTCAGAAAAAGCATTTTTTATATTATCAGCCGCTTTTTTTCCATATTCAAAACCTATAGCCACACTTTCAGAACCACCGGTTAAGGATTGCATAGATTTACCTAACAGGCCGCTTTCACTAAGTGCTTCCTTAATGCTTTCTTTATAGCTACCAATGCCTATTTTTTGCTTCTCATAACCGGAAACATTCTCTTTGATAAAGGCGTTATTGCTATCAAGTTTTTTATTAATATCCTCTAAGGCTTTCTCGTAACCCTCGCTACCAATAACCAACTCTTTACGCAGCTTAAGTAGTTTTGTATTATTTGCACGATAATCATTTTCGGTAACGTTTAATTGTTCAACAGATCTTTTTATAGCTTCTTGCTGGCTTTCAAGTTTGCCGCCTGCTGATACCTGGGCCTGTATAAGAGTTTCATTCCTTTTATATTCGGCACCAAGCCTTTTAATCTCTACAGCATTCCTAATAAACTGTGCTGAATTTTGCTCCCCTGAATCGGTAAGTTCTTTCTGCTTTACTCTAAGGCTTTCTATTGAGGTTTTTACTTCTTCTGTTTTAGCTAACAGCTCATTAGTCCGTACATCAAGATTAGCTAATATTATCTTTTCTTCAGCCATTTTAGATTATTGTTACATTAATGGTATTGCCTTTTATCGTATCTTTTTTACCGCCGGATATTACTTCTACATCGATAACCTTATTCCCTGTAGTTGTATATAAAACCTCAAACTCATTATCTGATATTTTAGTAATGCCCCCGCCAGGTGCTTTAATAGACACCTGATAGCCGTTCTTATTATAAAGTGTATTCTGCCATACCTTGACCGGAAAACCTACAGGAGAATCAATTTTAGTAAACAGAAAACCAAAATGTATGATGGGTGCCGTTTCTCTTATTTCAACTATCATAATCTCTGGGTATATCGTTGCGGTAATTCAAAATCAAACGCAACATTATTCAGTTTCTCTTTGTAGTTTTTAATACGCATGTTGGTACTTTTAAGTGTAATTTCTACCCAATCCCTATAAACGTTACGTGAGAACGGCGCGCCGGTAAACATGTAAATCTTTGGGCTGTCAGTTATACCTGATACTATTAAAGTTTCATTCTCGGTAAGAGTTTCAGCAATTACTTTAACTGTGTCCTGACTATCTTTGCCTATCTGCAACACCCTATTATTTGTGTCAAAATAATTACCGAAATCATTTTCAATCTCTCCTATTGCGCGGGTGGTTCTATCAATAGCAGCTGTGTTTTCAAATAGCCAGTAATTATAACCACCCATAGCATTTATCCATTTGATGTAAACCCCACATTTGTACGGCATCTTTTCAAGCAGGATAAATTTATCATTTACGGTATCTTCATATTGGTCAATAATTCTGATGCTATTAAAGCCATCAATCAAAGGCAATAGGTTTTCCAACGTTTCATCATCATCCCCATCTGAAAGTATTAGCCTGAATGTACTGTCATTAAGGTCAAATTGCTGGCTTAATAAGTTGGTATCATTTCTAAGGGTAATTTCTTCAGCGGCTGAATAAAATGGTATATCAAATGGATATCCTTGCCAGTACTTTAAGTAGAACCTATCTAATGTATCAGTTTTAAAAGGGGTTAATACATAAGATTGTTCAGTGCTAAGTGTTTTATAATCCCCGGACTGGCTAACCCCTGCTATGTAGGTAAGAAAAAAAGTTACATTCTCAACGGTGTTATCAACGAATGTGATTTCAAATGTTACGTTAAGCTGCAAACTCATATCGGGGGCTGGGTAAATGTAGCTGTTAGGATCGTCCCTAATTAATCCTGACATTTCCATTGTATCAGCGAAATTGCTATTATTTATGAGTGCCGTAACAAATGATTTAAAGTTGAAATAGAACGCGCCGCCGGGGTCAGGGTATAGCACTGCAGTAAATGCATCTACAGCCCGAACCTCACATGATTTAGGTGCAATATTGTTAGTAGAAAAAAACCTTAAAACATCATTGTTATAAGCCATTCTTAACCTCGATTCCTGTATGTTTTCTACAAATTGTATCATAATTCTTTTTTTATATAATCTACTAATGCTGAAGTAAATCCAGTAACATAAATGTCGCTTAACTTATCAATAATGCTTTGTATACGTTCAGGCGTTATAACTTGACTCATGAGATGTACACCTCCGAAATTCTCCCGCTTCCAACCCTCTTTAAATATTTTTCTTACTATCAAGTAAGCTAATGCTGACCTTGTAATTTCTTTTTCTACTTTATTGGAAACTGACTTATCGCGTATATACCCCTTTACCGTTGCAGCCACTCCCTTATCAATAAGCCACTGTTCTATATCTCCAATAGGATCATCCCATTTTTGACCTGATTGGCCGCTATTTGGCCCCCTGCCGTATTCGAGCTGCTCAGCGTATCTTGCGGTTGTGGATAAAACTGCTTTGTTTTTTGTTATCTCTATTTCTAAGCTTGATTCAAAATTACCGGAAGCTCTCATTCCTAACTCATCATACTTTTTTACAAGATCTTCTTTGAGCTTAGTAAATTCTTCAAACAATAATTTACCCGTTTCCATGTCGGGACCGTTGAAAACTGCATTTATTAAACTCATAGTGTTATCATTTATTAGTTAAGGCATCCCATAATAGCCATGCAACGCATGCTGCCAATACCCATAATGCACTAAGCATTTACTTTTATTCTATAGCTGCACAACAGGCCGTCCATGTTCTGAACAAGTGCATCTGAACAATCTATATTATCCCACTGCAAGAGGCTGTAATCACTACAAAGTAGATTGTTACCTATTGAAGCGAAAACAGTCAGCAGCGGCTCTATGTTGGTGGTGTATTTCGATTCTGATTCGTTACCTCTTTCATTAAAATAAACCTGGTCAAAATCAGCATGCTTTACTAAGAAAAATTTACCCTCGTATGTATAACCCTTGATGCCAGTGCCCATTTGGTTAATCTCTGTTTTACGATTTGTAAACTCATGCAGCAGATACGTTTTGCTAATATCCAAGCCCTCCTGCTCTGTATTTTCAAGTAGTTCAAAAACATTAAGTACCGATTGCCTCCCATAATGGTAAACTATGCCTTTTGTTTCTGCTATATCCTGTAATACTCTTACTATATCTTTCATGATTTACTCTTTGATTTAATTTCCTGAAACTTAGTTTCAACTTCTGCCTGTGTTTTAATCTGAATGAGAAGGCCCAGCACTTCTTTGTATGGTTTCCTGCCCATGTCATAAGGGTAAATCCCGAAATGCTTACCTAATTGGATAAGCGGTAAAGTATCACTGTAAACATTAAGCTTATCAGCACCGGCCATGTTCCATATCTCTTCATCTTTTGGCTGTGAGTACAAAGCTTTTGATTCATACTTTATGGCAAATTCAAATTGATTTTGCATGAAGCCGTTAGCTTGGTAAAAATCCTTTATACCTGTATTCCAGAATTGTTCTTCAGTTACATCAAAGCATACATTAAATAGCGTATATATCTTATTCCAGTCTTTATCCTTTGCACTAAGCAACCGAACGCAATGTTTAAAGTTTACCCACGGCATAGCATTAATGTTCATTGTTTTGCCTGCAAAGAGGTTAACCGGGGCCACCCACTGTAGAACATCGTAATCGCTGCAATCCTGTAATGCAGCATACTTTTTAAGTGATATGTTTTTTAATTCCTTCATAGTTATACGCTTCTTTCTCCTACTCTTAATAACGTTGCCCCTCTTACCTTTCTTAATGCAAACCAGTAACGCATCATGATACTATCCCATTCATCAGGGGAACGGCCAATCAATTCTTTAACCCGGTCTTTTGGTATGATGCCCTGCTTACTGTCTTTGTCAATATCCTTAGTCTTTACCTGTTCCATTTCTTCAGATGTGGCTTCCTGTACTTCAGAATCATCGCACATTTCCCCGGCCTGACGATTAGTTATCATTTCAGCCATTTTTATGCTGCACTGGCTTTTAAGATTATCAAAGTTTGGCTTAATATAAACACCGCCCTCCATAACTTCTAAAGGGCTGCTGTTATTCACAAAGCCACTACACTTAAGAAAATCTACCACGCCGCTACCAACACCATCCTCATCAGCAACTGTATTAGATATAGAAATACCATGCTTTTGCTGTAGTATCTTTGCCCTTGCAACGACTACATCTAAGCCACTCTTTGGTATTGATTCCCTGGCAATACATAACCATCCGTGCCAAATACGAAATACAGTTTTATCTTTACCTTTACGAGCAACGTCAATGGTCATGTATTTTACACCAACGCCCTGAATGTGTATAGGGTTAAAGTAATCCGCAATACTATCAGTGTCTATAAGTGTGGCTGGATCGTCGTCATACTCCCAGTTACCGTAATACAAACGCTCCCTGCTGTTCTTATCCATCCTAAGCAACTTATCTAAATATTTTTGTGGCAGGTGCGGGTTATCCGTTGGTAACGCCTTTATAAACCTGCTTTTCTCCCATGATGGGTTTTTCTCGTCGTACTTACCTAAAAGACCTTCTCTATTTGGTTTAAAAAATTCTTTGTACGTCCAGTTCTTTGCCGGGTTGCATGTGCCTAACTGTTTAGGGGTAATCCCAAATTCATTAAGCTTGTAACGAATACGACTTCCAACTACCTGCCATGCCTTGTAAGATACCTGGTTACACTCATCTATAAACGCCCCGCATATTTCTAAAGAACCAAGCCTATCATATTCAGGGTCACTTGGATAGTGAAACAAATCCTTTAGAAGTATTTGGCTGCCATTTTTCCAATTAATCGTATGGCTTTGGTCATTATATACAAATTGCTTTGTAATCTTTAATCGTGATGCTAATTCAAAGAACGTATTTAGGGTTGTTTCCTTTAGTGTCTTAAGCTTTGAACGTCCCATTAACCAACGGGAACCGGGATATGTTTGACACATTTCTATAAGCCACAAACAACCAAGTGCGCTTTTGCCACCACCGGCTGCACCGCCGTATAGTATTTCTTCAGTCTCATTATCCTTTAGATAGTAAACTGCATGCTCTTGTTTTATTAATAGCTTATCCACTTTGCACCTCCAGCGTTATTTTTTGGCTTACATTTTGTCTCCGACCGCTGATTTTCGATACCTTTTTTAACTTTAAAGCATTTATCAGCACCTATAGCGATACTTTTCATTCTTCTGGCGGCTTAACACCGGTACCCAATGAGATATTATTTACCGTTTCGCCTTTAGTGGTGTGGTCAATTTCCTGCCTATCCCTCCAATTATCGGAACTTCTATTGCGTAACCATAAGGATTGACTTCGATAATCCCCCGGTATTACCCTTGTTTCAGGTGCGAGCTGTACGCGCTCGATCTCAATTCGTTTACCATTCTCATCGTAGGAAACCTCTTTGCATTTAATGGCTTTCAGTTCTGTTATTTCCCTGTCCTGTGTGCTTTGATACATAGAAAAAGCTACTTCCATATCAGCAACCTTTTTTCCGTTCTTTATGGACTCTGAAAATAAAGGAAAATCAATCTTCCATTTATTAATCGTAGATTCGTTAACCTCAAAGAAATCAGCCAATTCAGCATCAGTAGCACCTAATAAGCAAAGTTTATGAGCATGCATGTTAAACGCTTCATTATATTTTAATGGGCGGCCCGCCGCGCCCTTCCCGGTGTCCTCCCCTTGCAGCTTTGCTATATGAGCCTTTATGTAATCTGCATTCAATAACTCTTTAGCTTTCTTTGTGATGCTTTCAGGCTTCATAGCAGAAACATTATAGGCTTCTACGTACGCGGCCGATTCATCTTGCAGGCGTATATATGCCAAACAAAAGTTTTTATGGTTTTTAGTAAGCTTATGTGCTGTCTTGTTAGTTGCTGCCATAATTTATAGTATGGGTGTGTTCTTTACCGGCGGGTTCGCCTATGCTGCTGCGACATTCGAGAATGCAAATAGCGACAATAAATAATTCAAACAGGCTTATGGGTAAAGTTTGGAGTATGTTATAAATGAGCACGCCCCAAGCGAAAATGATTAGGGTGTATTTAGCAACGAGTTTGCCTTTAACGGTTTCTGCCCGGCAGATGTCGCTGGATGTATCTTTGGTAAGTGACAAAGATTAAAGTATTCCCTTAGCGGGTCAAGTATTCATTTAAAAAATTCAAATCTTTAAATGTTTCGTTCTTAAAATTTGAACGCCGTAAGTTTTTACACTTCAAAAATAGTTATTTATAACTTAACACGCAATTTGTATGATAAATTAGGTAATTATTATGTTTTAAGCTTTTCATGTACAGGCTATTTTATACAAAAAAGCCAAATAAAAAATCCCCAACTTAAGGGGATTAAAACGTCTTATTGTTTCTTTAGTTTGCGAACTATAACTCTACTGAAAAGTTCAAGCCGTATCCTTTGTTCATACTCTACTAATTCATTGATTGTTGATGTATTTTCAATAAACTTCGAATCTTCTTTTCTATCGGCGATTTGTTCTTGGACAAAGGCTCTTGCAGCCGATAAATCTGCTATTGTTAAATGGCTGTACTCTGACATAATCAAGCTGTAAAAGGTACATCAGGATTATTATATATACTCGCATTACTTTCATTAGTGCCAATGACTTTTTCAAGTAAATCCTTAACTTGTTCGTATGTCAATTCAAGATTTTCTACTGTACCGTTAATATATTCAATTTTTGAACCTTCTTTTTGAGCAACTACTGTTTTTATCTGAGCTATGTTAATTAAAAATTCATAATCTCTCACAGTTGCTGGTATTTCTATAAATCCTTTCATTTTTATATATTTAATTCTATTAATAAACTTTTACACCACCACCCTTTATAACCATTTCCTTTACAGATTTAACTACCTTAATCAACTCACTAAACTCTAAATATGTCATATCTAAAGAAATAGTTTCTCCATGAGACATTCTTAGAGATAATGAGTCTTTCAAAACCGTAACACTTGCGATTTGATTAATGTTGACTAATTTTACAGCTAATCCATTTTTCTTAATTTCAATAAATTCTTCCATTTTACAGTAATTTTAGGTTCAAGTAAAATTACCTTATTATGAAGTACTTATGATAATTTGTTATCCACATTTTAAATTAGTTATGCACAATAAAGAAAGCCACTCCGAAGAATGGCTTTATAGATTATTAGATTTTTACAACCTTTTATAATTTTCAAATTGTCGTTTAAATCTTTATAAGGATATGTTGCAGCAATTTTCTTAATCTCTTCCTTAAGATTTTGAAATTCAACCTTCATAACTCCTGCTACAGAATCAAGATTTCGGGTCGTCGCTCTTTTTCTTATATTTTATCTTAAATTTCTACAGCAGATTATTTGATTAGTTGTTTAACGTCCTAATAATAACATGTACTTTCTGATGATCCCCACCCGCGTTAAATGTGATATTTTCAATATTGTGGCCATCAATTATTAGTGATGCTGCCCCTTGGTTTTTCCAAACGTGCCAATTCATTATTAAAAATGTAATCTTCAATGTATTAGATTGTCGGTTTAAATAAGGTAACAAATCTAAACTGTTTGTATAGTGCTGATCGTGTCCAGGAACATCTAACACTATGGTATCATTAACTTCAACTCTTGCAATTACATCGCCCCCGGTAGACCTTTCCCAGTGATTACTGATGACTAATATAGCCGATGTTAGATTGTCAGTAAAGCTTATTATGCTTGAATTGACTACGTCATCAAAAAGAGTGTGCAGTTTACCACTCTCATCGATCTTAAAAAATTCTTTTACACTCATAATGTATAGTTTAAATTGATATTTAAAGCTAATATAATCAATGAGTTAAGAATTATTATAAAGTGTTTTTACCTGAATTAACTAAACAGGTATTTTTACGGAAAGTATAGGCATAAAAAAACCGCTAAGTATAGCGGTTTAATAGTTACTTCTTTTGTTGTAGAAATACTCCGGCACATATAAATGCAATGAAAAAGACAACGGCTGTGACCCAACCATTTGCAAATTCAAAAACATACAGATATAAAGTTGAAAACATTGCTGCAAAAATTATATTCTCTTTCAATTTTTTGTAAAAAACAGACTTCACTTGGAAAAAGCTTTTAAATAAATCTAAGAAAATAGTAAGAATAAAAATACTTACTATGGTAAAAAATGCTCGCTCTAAAAAGGTGTCAAAGTATTTTATAGGGACTTTTACCATTGGGAATATAGCCAAACCCAATAAAATTATGTAGAAGAAAATAAGTGTAAATCTGACAATAGCCAATTTTACATGAAAAAAACTATTGGATATTTTAAGATAAGTAATATTTATATTAACCACATTTTCGTACGGCAATACAAATATCTTTCCCTCTATCTCTTTCTTAAATACTATTTTATCAATAAATTCTTTATGAACAACGAAAGATGGGGTGCTAACACAAGCCTCATGAAGTGCGTCAATCTTGATTTGATTTTCGGGTGTCTTGTCAAAAGAAATAAATTTTAAAGGACTTTCTATTACAATGTGTTCAATTTTATTATCCTTATCTAAGACAAACTGTTTTAAACGGCCCCTGTATAATTCTTCTTTATCTTTCTTAGAACTTAAGACGTCAAGGTATGTTCTGAAATTATCCCCCCATTTTCGATTGATACCGTTTTCTTTACTTGCAATACCTATGTAGTGCCAGTCATTATTAAACCTTAAAGCAGAAAAAACGTGATCTAAGTTGAATAGTGTTACAAAATAATAAGAAAACAACCCGGAAATTGCCGACAATATCCAAATTAGGAGTACTACTGCTCCTATACTGGTCAGTTGCACCTCATTCGTAAATGCATCGGGATATTTATTAGTAGCTAAACTTTCAAATATTTTACTTACTGTACGAAAGTCGATATTATGAATAAACTCTACACTAAAATAGTCAGTTGCATAATATATTATGAATCCACTTAACACCAACGATACTATACTTAGAAATAGAATCCATAAGAACCTTTCTAATAAGTTGCCGTGGTTAAATTGATTACTAAATTTCCCAGTATAATAAAACTTTCGGAATAATATTCCCGGAAATAAAAATACCATTACATAAATAATGGTATTTAAAGCGATAGTGAAATTCAAACTAAGAAATTGAAACGGTTAGTTTTTCATTGTCTGAAAATATAATATCTTTTGATTTTTCATTCTTATGCTCCTTAAGATATTGTATAGCATCTTCAATCTTTTTCTGATCTTCAGGATTATTTAGTATCTCGTCAAGATTACGATTTGGTAAGGTGTTTTCAAAATCAAACTTATGGGAGACCTTATCGATAGTAAACTCCAAAATACCAGAAAATGTCCGAAACAGACTTTTAACTTTTTCCATAAGCATGTCAATTATTGGGTTAAACGGGGGTGTAATATTACTAAAAAAACGTTTACACATTAAATTTAGTACATTAAAAATAATACTTATTTTAAATAAAAGCATCAATAATAAGACAATATTAGGACTAACGGCAAATATCATCGACGAAATGCATATCTAAAAAATAAATAATACCTAAATTTAAACTATAAAACCACCCGGAGGTGGCTTGTATCTTAATTTTTAAAGAAAGGATCTATACCCAGTTGCTCTGTGTGGTCAATTTTGAGAAGTTTCTCAATTGTAACATCATGCTCACTTTGGTGGATGATTACATAACCATCCTTTACCTGAACATCAAAATCATTAATATGAAAAATGTTGTTTAAGCCCTCATATATGAAATTGTAATCTTCTTCAGTTATACAGTTCTTAATTATCAGCAACTTTAAATGCCAGTCAGTAAACGGTTCCTGGGATGTCGTATGAGGTGCCGTTTCATATTCTAACGGCTTGCGCCCTATAGCTTTTTCAAAACACAGTTCTAAAAATGCAAGCGGGCCAGCGTTCATGTAAGTTTCTAACTCATCATCGGTATATTTCACTTTAAGCACCTCTTGCAGCTTTGCAAGTGTGGCTGTTGCTTTTTGGCAGGCAATCTGCATGTCGCTGAATGTTACAGCTTTTGTTTCTACATTTTCCATAATTGTAATATTAAAATTCTGCTCTTGGTTTATTTTCTTTTGCTGAAGATTGTATGAGTGCCCCCTCAAGTACATAAGGCAAACGATCGCTATTCACGCCTATAGCAAAGGGGCTAAACTTTTTACCACGGGCGCGCTGGCAAGTTACTTCCGAGAAATCCCCAGCATCTTTTATAATAACGACCGTTTCACATTTTTGCTGAAGAATGGTTCCCAGATGCCCCCGGGCTTTTTCAGTGTTAGGATTCAAATGCAATATGCCTGTGATATGACATTTTGAAATGGTACTGTATTTCATAAGCTTCTGAGTAAATTCTATGCTCTCAGAGAGAGAATTAAAGTCTTGTATCATATCAACATACCCATCGATGGAAACAATGCCTAATTTGTCCTTATATGGGCTTTTAGTAAAGAGCCAATCTAAATACTCCATACGTTCAGCAGCACTGTATTCACGCAGCATAACAGGTATATAATTTTGCGGAATTGCTCCAACCATTCTTTTAACCCGGTCTGCTACCATCCAGGCATCGTATGAATCCTGTTCTGTATCAATATCAATGATGTATTTTCCTTCTATCGAGTGGCCCTTAATTTCACCGGCCAGTAAGTTGGAGTTCCCTCCTATAGCGCCGGATATTATCATACTCTTTAGCCATGTCTTTCTGGATTTTTCTTCACCTTTAATCATAGAGATATTACCGTAAGTTCCAAACCTCAACGGATAATGATGGCCATTATAAGCAATGTCATCAATTCCTATTGAAATTGCAGTAGGTGGCACCGGTGGCTTAACATCAAGATTAATCATGCTTTTTTTATGAACTGCAGCGTAATCATGAGTAAATTCATTTTCAGGCAATCCATCTGATTTTACTAACTCTATAAAACTCATGCGAGGTTTCCATATTCGTTAAGCAACTCAGTTACAAAATGATTCAACCTATTGTTTATGTCGGGTTGCTGCCAGCTGTCAAGGGATTTTAAAAGTATTGATTGATGTTCCTTGGTAAGCTTTTTACTTTCTGACCATTCGGCTTTAATTTTATCCATATCCAGATAACCGTTTTCAGATGTATTTCTGTCCCATATTTCAGAAATATCTTCAATGCCTAAAACTTCTTTTGATTGCTGAAAGTCGCGCATTATCCGCTGTAATCTGAATCTATCGTACCAGTAGACAGCAGGAAATTTTAATACTTGATGTATTTTACGTTCGGCAAAATGCATATTTCCAAAAAAGTCAATCTCTCTCATCAAACAGTAAATTACAATTTTGGCAAAATATCTGTTATTATTAATACGATTTTCTTTTTCCCTATCTATCCATTCAACGATACCCTTCAATGCTGCCTTATCATCCTCGTTAGGCATAAAGGCTTTCTTACTAACCATTCGCCAATTGAGGCGCTGTATATTATTTATTATGTTTTTACTCATGATGTTTTTAGACTTAGGTATTTTTCCATTTTGTCGGGCCGGGTGATAAATTCAATGGTAAGATGCTTATGATTTTCCGAAATGTGATATGGATCTTTGTGACAGTTTATAATTGCTGTAATTATGTCGTCCTTTGTATAGCCTATTTTAATGAGTGCCCGTATTTGTTTTTTAGCCTTTTCAGGAACCACTTTTGAATTTTTTCCGGTTAACGTATTGAACTGTTCTACGAGCTTTGTCCAGTCAAACCTTTCAGCTTTAGAATTAATCCCAGAAGGTTCGCCCGCACCTGAAACAAAAGTTTCAGGGAGAGTATTATTTATAATACTCTTTATATCACTATCACTATCACTATCACTATCACTATCGGCATGTTTGGTATCCGTTGGTATGCGGTCGCATTCATTCGCATTTTGTTTGTTCCAACGCTTTTCAGCATTTTGTTTATTCTTAGCACGGGTACTTTCATATTTCGCAAGATCCCTTTTTAAGCTCTGTTTAATATGTTCAAATGCAACTTCAATAAGCAGATCATCGGTAACAGGGTTCTGATCGTTTACGTATCTCAATATGTGTTTGAAGAGAACTCCGGCTTTTTCATCTGGCATCTTTTCAATTGAATGTATTAAATCGCAATACAATAAAAATGATTTTTTATCTGCTGCCATAATGACTAAGTTATGTTCTGAGCCACAAGATTATTATAATGCACCCCCGTAGACCCGCTTAATTTTCCCTCTACAGTAATAACTACTCTAACCTCATCATCTATCTCCACAAGATTAAGTAAGTCCATCTTACCGCCTCTAAATTCAATGTATGCTACATGATTGTTTTTCTGCAGAAGTGTAACTATTCTTTTAGGGTGCCCATTGCTATCTTTATAAACATTATCTTTTACAATGCCCCTTAAGGTGACCGGCGCACTCATTAGAATGGACACATCATATTACGAACTACTGTAAGAGCATCAATTAAATCTGACACCTCATCTTTCGATAATGATACCGAGGTCAATCCCTCCTTTTTATCAATAACCTGCACCATTGTAAGATTCACATCTTTATGATATTTCACTTCTAATCTCTGATTTTTGTCGAATTTCGATTTTAAAATATGTTTCATTTTGTAAATTGTTTTGCCGGTATCAGTAAGTTTATTACTTTTGGGCTTTAGATTTTTATTTAATTATTTTTTCTTGAATAAGGTGTAGCTCCCAACTTCACCTTTTTTTATTCTTTAGCACGATATACTTCTTTGTGAATTTCATCAAGAATATCTCCCTCATCCATTGTAGGTAAAAGATGAATTGCACTTCTTGTAATTGCATCAATACCCCAAAGCATATCTTCTTTATATTCATCCTCTACATCGTCATGATGTAATTTTGTTGCCATAAAACATACAACTTTAAGCATCGCCTGTACATCAAGCATTTTCATTGAATATCCGTACGTTTTCTGAGGGCTGTTTTGGATGTAATTTTCATCTAGTTGTAGGGTTTTTTTTAGGCGTTCTTTGTCCGAACCCGATAAATTTAGATTCTTCAGCATAATTTTTAGATTTTAGATTTTAATTATTTAGTGAAATTTGCCCGGATTTTCAAGATATCTTTATCCGGTAACTTATGTTTGCCCTTTCGGGCCTGCCCAGGAGAAACTCCCAATTTCTCCAAGGCAGAATTTGCTTCACTTTCGAGTTGTGTAGCTGTATTATAATTTTGCATAGCAACTTCTTTACCTTGTTTCGCTACTGCAATGATTTGTTTAAAATGAGTAATAGCTTGTTGTTTATTCAT